TTCGACTCCTCGGTGAGGGTCGGTCCGACGCCGCGAACCGACCCGATGCCGGACGCCTCCGCGACGGCAGCGAGGTACGTCTCCTCCTCGGCGCGGGACTTCTCGACGACCGGCGTGAACGCGTCGGTGTCGAGACGACCGGCCTCGGTCAGCGGCAGCGCCTGCGACGTCGCGTCACGGACGATCCGCGCCACGGACGCCTCCGCGAGGTCGCTGTTCGCCTTGGTGACGAGGTTTCGCGCGAAGTCACGCGCGTAGGTTGCGGCCTCGGCCTGCAGCGCACGCTGCTCAGCCTCCTCCGCCTTCTTGGCCGCGGCGTCACGCTCGGACTCGAGCGCGTGCACCCGGCCGGCGTCCGCCTCGAGCTGGCGCAGGCGCGCCTCCTCGATCTGGGGCATGTCGTCCTCCTGGGACTCCTGGGTGATGGTGGACTGCCCGGCCGGGTCGACCGGGACGTTGGGGGTGGGGTCGGTGCCTGACGTGGCCGCGAGGGTCGTCGACTCGTCGACGGGTGCGGGGGTGTCGATGGGGTCGACGGTCGGGGCGCCGGTGGACTCGGTGGCCTGCACGGGCTCGTACGTGGTCTTCACGCGGACCTCGACACGGTCACCGGTGAGGGCGGTCGCGGCGTCGTCGGTGACCGTGAACGTCTGCTGGTAGATGCCCAGCCCGTCGGGGCTCTCGACCTCGAACCACACCGTGGTGTCGTCGAAGTCCCGGACCCACACCCACGTCTTGTCCGCCGCGTAGGCGTCCTTCACGAGCGCGGAGAGCTGTTCGCGGCGGTCGTTCGCGGTGGCTTCCGTGACGGGCATGGTGTGTGCGGCGTTGGCGCGGGCGGACTCGATGATCTGCAGGACCTTCCCGCCGCGCCCGGCGTGGGTCACGAAGTCGACGGACAGGGCTTCGGTGATGCGGGACACGACCTGGGCGGGCTTCCCGTCCCACTGCCCGGCCTTCGTCTCCGCGAGGGCGCGGATGCTGACACCGATGTCCTCAGCCATCGCGGTGAGCGCGTCACGCCACGCGGGGAACACTCGGGCTTCCGCGACGAGCGCCTGCGCCGTGTCGTCCCAGCGGGCGTCCTCGGTGAGGACGCCTGCCAGGTCCTTCACGGACCGTTCCGGCCGGTCGTACATCTCCGACTCGGACGGGTGGTCCAGGTACATGTGGGTGCCCGCGGCGAACACCTTCGCTTCGGCCGCGGCCTTGAGGGTGTCCGCCGGGTACACGCCGGACGATCCCTTCCCGGCGTCGATGAGTCGGATCAGCATGCGACCCGGCTTCCCGGTCCCGGCGGCTTCGAGGACGGCCGCCGATTCGGTGAGGGTGACAGGCACGGTGGCCTCCTTGGGATGACGGTCAGACCCGGTGGTGTTCGACAGGGGGTGAGCGTGGATGGGGAACCGGTGCACATGTGGCGGGTCGAGACCGTGGAGTTCGAGGGCGACGGTGCGTCGACGACGTACAGGTGCGACCTGTGCGATGTGGTGTTGGTGGTCCCACCGGGGGGGACGCACCCGGACGTGTGCTAGACGCCCACCGGGTTGGTCGTCGGGAGGAACTGCCACAGGTCCGCGACGGGGCGGGGGGTCCACGACGGACGCCACCCGGGGGTCAGACGGCGGACCGTGAGGGCCTCCCACGGGACACCTGCTTGCAGGGCCGTCAACCGGGCGGGCCCCATGACCTTCACCTGGTCCGCCTGCGGCAACGCCCAGAACCGTTCCTGCGCGTCCGGGAGCACCGACACGGGTTCCGGCATGTCGAAACCCAGCTCAGACCAGGGGCGGGCGACGGGGACGGCTGTGCACCGGCCCTGCTGATGGTCGGCAGGGCCGACGTCGGAGATGTCGTGGACCTGACCGTGCTTCGCCCAACACGACGGGCAGCAGCGGGTGTCCAACGCGCACGTCCACACCCACCCCGAGTACATGTCGGGGTTCATCTGCCGGGCTGTCCACGCGGCGACCCGGTGCGCGTCGATCATCTCGGTGCGGGCGATCACGAGGGCCCGGGTCAGGCCGCCGTTGAACGCACCCTCGACACGTCGCACCATGTCTGCGGCGGCCTTGCGCGGGTTGTCTCCGACGGCGACCCCACGGATCAGGGTCCGCCGCATCGTGTCCTGTGCGGCCGCGGTCAGGCGGGGCGTCGCAGCGGTGATCGTGTCACCGGTGCGACGCACGATCGCATCCACCTGGTCCGGGTTCAACCGGTTCCACCGGGCACCAACCTGCGCCCGGTATGCGTCGACCGTCGGGAGTTCGGACTGCAGCATCGCAAGCTCAGCGACCTGGGTGGTGTCCAACACGTTCCCGAGGGCGTCGCGGACGGTCACCCCGAGGTACTCGGACAGGTCGATGATCTTGTCGGTGGCGTGCGCGAGGGCTTGCTGTGCACGGTCTGCCCGGGCGATCTCCCACGGGGACGGCCACTGCCCGTCGTCGCGGGTGGTGGCGAGGTCCATGAGGGCCGTCGACCATTCGTCGTGGAGTTCGTCCCACGCCCGCACCCACGCCTGCACCTGCTTGCGGACGGTCGCGTTCACGTCCTTCGCGATGTCGACACGCATCTTGCGGGCAAGCCGCAACGTGTCATCGTTGATCGCCACCGGTCAGGTCTCCGGTTCAGGGTCCTCGTCGTCACCGACGAGCCCGACCGGGTCAGCCCCACGCCGGAACGCGTCCGCTGCGGCCTGACCCGCGGACGTGAGCGGGTCAACCCAATGCCCGTCCTCGTCGAAGAAGTCCTCGAGGATCTCGTCGATGTCCTTCACCCCGAACGCCCGCAGCAGCAGCTTCACGGTCTCCTCCGGGGGGAACTTCCCGGTGCCGTCCGCTGCGACGAGCGCGTTCACGAGGACACCCATGTCGACGTCGTCGAAGTCCGGCCACGTGATCTCCACGGTCGCGGCCGTGTCCTGTGCAAGGACGAGGGTTTCACGACCGGTTGCCTTGTCTCGCGGCAGGGTGCCCTTCAACGGGCCCTGCGGGGCACGCACCGCTTCACGGATCACGTAGTCGATGACACGGGTCAGGGTCGCCGCCCACAGGGTGCGACGCCCACCCATCTCCAGCTTGGTGGGCTGGTCGAGGGTCTCCGCGGTCGCGCGGGCACCGGTCGTTCCCGGGTCCGCGAGGAGCATCGTGACGGGGACACCGAGGGCGGCGGCGATCATCGCGGCGAGTGGCCGACCCGACTCGGAGTCGATCGTCGCACCGGACTTCGACACAGCTTCCAGCTTCGTGGACTCGTCGAGGACGACGGTCCCGCCCACGTTGTTCGGGTTCGCGGCCGGGGGCGTTCCCGCGGGGCGGCGGGTCAGGGCCTGCCGCATCTTCTGGGTGCGGGACCCCTTCCCGGTGGCCCGCCACGCGATCTGCGACAGGGACTTGATGAGCGTCGCCCAGTCGACCAGGAAGTCCCTGTACAGGCGGGCGAACACGACCGCCGCATACGCGTCACCGATGCCGAACTGCCACCCGTCGAGCCGGTTCACGGACACGTGCACTACGGGCGAGTCCCACAGGATGGGTGCCCCGTCGAGAGTCTTCGGGCGGGCGGCAGGCCGGTACCCGACCGCCGGGTAGTAGGCGACACGCGATTCGGTGCGGGTACTCATCGTCGACATGTCCACAGCCCGTTGTGACCACTGCCGCCGGTAGAACCACGGGTCGTCCCGGTCGTCCGGGTTGCAGATCACGTCCGTGATCTCGTCGAACGGCAACGACCGGACCTGCACGAACCCTGTGCGAGGGTTCGTGAAGCACGCAAGGAACACGTTCCCGTCCGTCCCGAGCGCCCGTTCAAGCTCCTCCCGGGCCTGCGCACCCGTGAACGCCGCCAGGTTCCCCGGGTCGTCGAGGAATGCCTGCACGACCGCGTTCACGTCCTGCGCACCGTCGTTCCCGTCCGCACGCGCCTGGACCTGCACACCCTGACCCCACACGTACGAGTGCCGCAGGACCAGGCCCCGCTTGATCAGCGGGTGCGCCAC